GAAATAATATCTATCAAGTTCATTTGTAATTCCTCTGCAAATTTCCAATCAATTCATAATATTTCAGCATAGATGATATATGTTCATCTTTAATTCTCTTTGATGTAACGATACGATTCAACAAATTAACAACTTCAGTTAATTTTATTTTGAGTGGAACATCATATGTTTGCTCTGTTAGCGAAGTCAGCGTATTTCGAATATAATCAACTTCAGAATAAATGAATTGTTGAAATTCGGAAGTAGACACATTCTCATTAATAAAACGATTTATCAATGTTTTTTGTTTTTGATTTAATGTTTTATATTTTTTATTAAATCGCTCAACAATTAATTTAAATACAACTGGTGATAATTCGGGATCTTGTTTTGTTTCTACAATATTATTTTTTTCCGCTGTTAGATGCTCAAGAACTGTATCGCAACTATTTAAATGTGATACTACGGTGTCTTTTCCGGAATATTCAAATAATTTATAAATAGACGCTAATAATTTGTAATTGGAAATTCTTGAATCAAAGAAACTGTCAATATCATAGTGTTTCTTAATCTCGGATATCAACTTGTATTTTTCTCTTTTTAGCTCATTTGTATTTATCTTTGACTGCCTTTCTAAAATAATATCCAATAATTTATTTGCAGTGCTTGGTTTTTGATTTGTTTTATTAAGCAACATATGATAGTAACTTAATTCTTCTTGTAATACTGATCCTGCTTTGAAATACTTTTTTATTAAATCTAAAGAAGCATTCTTTTTATTGGAAAGAATATCGGTTGCTACTTGTTTTGATAATAACTCGAAAAGTATACCAGTATTCTTAAGTTTATTATGTTTTACTTTTTTGTTCATACGCTTAAATAATTCAATAAGTTACAATTATATCCTATACTTATATAAGTAGTGATAAATTAACTCAATCGTCCTGCACTAATTGATTTTCGTCTAAAATGTCTAAAGTCGCTTCTTGATTTTCTTCCCGGAGATTTACAACTTTATTATTAATTGAATTTATAACTTTCTCAAGATCGTATGATGCTTGAAGTTTTGTTTCAAATTCCTTTCGACCAGATGGATCTCTTCCATATATTGGATCTCGATCACGTTCAAATGAACCGTATTTTTTAGGCCTACCTGGATTATTCTCGCGGCCGTCGTTTTTGAATAGTGATTTGATATCTACAGGATCTTGTTTTGTCAGATTTGATGCTAATTGCATCGACACGATGTCATGTGGTGTTCCATAACTTTTACCAGATATTACTGGATCATTACCTTCCTTAGTAATTTGTTCTTCTCTAAAATCTCGTTTTATATCACCCAGAATTAATTCTTGTTGTTCTTGCCATTCTTCCGGAGTCATATTAAATATTTGCTCATATATCCATTTTTTTGAAAAGAATTTTAACTCACGCATCTTTTCAATTAATCCCATCTTTTCATTAAGCAGGTCAACTTTTTGCCTTTCATATATTATAGATGGCGTAGTTAAACTCAAGGAGAATTCAGAAACATCTGCTGCAGATAATCCTTGCATTCGCAAATGTATATGCCCTATTTTTTCCAACTCAGATACTACAATCTTCTGAATTCTTTCTATAAACCGAGCAAATTTAATATCTTCTGCTGCGAGTGTACCTTTACCATCAACACCTTCGTCATATCCTAAATACGCTGAAGGAATTTTTAAATTAGCCATTTGCTTTTTTTGCAAATATTCAATGTCATTTAAACTACCTTCGTTGCCCAGCCCCTGTAACGTCTCGATTTCTGTGCCGCTGTCACCACCCCTGGTTGGTAGATAAAAATCTTCAAGCATATTCATTAAATTGAAACGCAGATTATAATCACCCGTTTCAGTATCCATATACGGTATCTTTTTCATAGAATTAGCAATCTCTTCAATATATCCATCGATTGACTCTGCAGGAAGGTTTCCGACATCTATTTTGAATACCCTTCTTTCCGGAGCTCTCATAATACGATGAATTAACATTGCATCTTCCATCATTGTTAATTGCTTCCAAATTTTTCGGGCACCTTCCAGCAATGATTTTCCATACGGTATAAAATTAGTATCTGTTAATACCCTAAAATGCGCAATTTCATGATATTTGAACTCATCCTCATCTTTCATATATGAAGAATATGAAGATTTACCTGAATATCTGTATACAGTTTCGTTTTCATTGTCTCCTGTAAAATCATCACGTTTTAATAAACTCGGATGTATTGGAACAACATCAACAATTCCTAATGCAGAACGTGTATTTAGATAGAGGAAAAAATCACCATACTTACACAATGACCTAATCCAATGCCACAAATTAAACTCGATATTAATGATATCATAATACAGGTTATGCAATAATCGCTTTACAGAATCGTTATCACTATGGATTGCCAAAACTTGGCCATGTTCGTTTTTCACAGTACATTCATCTGCATATATATCAAGTGCTGCAGATAATATGGCATCACTGTCCATTTGGTCATACTCCATATATACACGATTTCGTTCAGCATCAAGCTTATCTATATCATTTTGATATCCTCCATATCCATACCCAAATTCCCTTTTAGGGGTATGAATTGATTTGTATCTTGAATTGATCGTATTTCCAATTGACTGCAATCGATCATAATCAATCGTTGTTATTTTTCCAGAAGGTAGATATTTTACAATAACCTTTTGGTTAAATAATCGATTTATTGTTTTTCTAATCTGCGACATAATTTTCTTTTATTTTTATTTACAACAACCATTTTGTTGATATCGTATTACCTTTCCCATCGGACATTGTCCACGGATCATTAGCACTTCGATGATTAGTTGTATAGACTTTTTTATGTGTATGCTGTAATGCCTTTTTTGTCATATCTATCCCAATGCTTTGTAATTTTAACGCAGTGTCCCTAACAAACAACCCAATACCTAATGCCATAACTGCATCATCTTTTCTGCCTGCTCTTGCTTGTGCTTTACCATTTAACCACACAAATACATATAATTGTGATAACAATCTTTTAGAATATACTGTTAGTGATTTTTCAGCAAAATACCTCTCCAACTTTGAAATAATCATGGGTCGATTAGCTGTGTTGGTTGTGAAACCAGGAACTTTGTCTTTTTTTGACTTTAGATCATATCCTTTTGATATATGCTTTACCGGGTCAACATATACATCAGATCGATAACTGTAATAAATATTGCTATATCCCATATCGATTGCTTCTTGTACTGTATCCCATCCTATATTTTTATTCTCAATTACGAGCATTGCTGTATTATATTCTGTGGCTATTGCAACGGCCATTTTCCCTAAATCCCTAGGTGATACCTTACCTATATACTCAGCAACTTGCGTCATTCCTTCAACATCAAATACTTGAATGCATGAATCGTCACTACCATCACCACGTGCCACATCAACAGAAACAATATATGGTTTTGTATAATCTGTATATTCCCATATCCAATAATCTCCGTCAACACCACGCCTTTCTAATGGTTCCTTTGCAACATTGTCTTCATACCATTTTATTATTTCACCATCTATTACTGAATGACCTGATGTTAAAAAATCACAATCGCATTCTTGAGCTGCAAGTTTTGCACCCAAATGCAATGTTTGTTGATCGCGCCATGCTTGATCTCTTTCTGGATGTAGTGACCAATGCAATTTAATTGGATTGAACGGATCTAAGCCATCTGCTGCTGTGCCCATTTCTGCGTCAGTCCACAATTTATGAAACAAATTATCAACGCCATTTGGAGTAGATAATACAATAGCATCACCACCCGTTGCTAGAGTCATCTGTGCAGATGCCCATATTTTTTCAATATTATCAACAAATGCGGCTTCGTCAATTATTAACAATGATAACGCTTCAGATCTACCAGCTGTTGGTGATGACGATACTGCTTTAATACTTGATCCATTCCCTAATGTAAACTCCAATTTATTATCATCAATCACCTTTTCTTGTAACCAAGACGGTAAATTTCGATGCATTAATTTAACTTTATGAACTAAATTTTTAGCGACATCTTGAGTTGTTGCTATTACTAATACCTTGTAATCACTACGAAACCGCATATTAATTAATGCATATGCTGCACATAATGTAGAAATACCCATTTGTCGGGATTTCAGTATAATATTAAATCTGTGTTTAATGAGCTCGGCAAGAGTCTTTTCTTGGAATGGAAATAATTCAAATAAAATCTTGCCTTTAAGAGCGTGCTGAATTTTGAAATATTTTTTTATTGCATACGCATAGTCATTTGTACACTTTGACAGTTCTAATTTAACTAATTCTCGAATGCTCTTTTTTGCCGGCATATTTCATTGTATTTATCTAATTGTTGATACTATGTATGCACCGGAATATATCACAATAGCGCCAACCACTACTCCAGAGATGAAATTAAATGTTTTTGATTGATACCACTTTTCATCCAAGGCTGGTATTTTTAGGAATCGCTCAGATAATGATCTATACATTAATATTTCTTGATCTTTTAATGCAAGAATTTGATTATTCTGCACTGATAATTGTTCAAATTTTGTAATCTGTGTTTTCAAACTCGTTATCTGCAGAGTCTGTACACTATCTAACATTTGATAGTTTTTTAGTTTTTTGGCAGATTCAATAAGAAGGCTCTTAGGTACTTTTATTGAATCAGATGTCTCCTGACCTAATAGTTGCATATTAGAAGTTAATACTAATATACAAAAAAATAACCAGAATTCCAAAAATATTCGCATTTTATTGCCCTTTTAATATTTCCAATGCACGTTCCAATTCTATCGAATTTGTATTTGCACTATTTCGCATTTCATATTCTAACGTAATCAATTCCTTTTTCAAGTCTTCGATCTCCTGCAATGTAATGATTTTATCAGATTCTATTAACTCAATATGTGCACTGATTATTGAGGTCGAATCAATTACACCATTAATTTCTTTTTTTAATTTTTTGAAATCGTATGTTGTATCCAATATATTATAGGTTACAAATACAACAAGGCTTATTGCAATTAACACTAATATTACAATGTTCCAAATGCCACTTTTTTTTGATTCTGTTTCGATTTTTATTGCCATATCACTTATAATTTTTTAATGTATCCAACGCAACTTTTTTATATGCATAATACTCTTCACGCAACTTCTCAGCAGATGCTGCATCTCCTTCCCAAGTTTCAGCACTACCATCCTGATTAACGTATCCGTGCTTGCCTGACATATGATCAACTACAATTTCGATCTCTTTATCTGCTTGCTCAAAAAATGCAGTTGCATTAGCTAACATTTGCTTGCGTTCATAATCTTTAAATGTACCTTCGAATTTCATTTTTGTTTCCAAACGAAATTGGCAATCTGCGCATCTTCCAAATTTAGCACGAAACCGCTTATCTAATTTATCATATTCCTTTGTTCGGCAATCATCTAAACAATTTGGATATTGTTGGATGTATTCACGAGCCGCTCTTAGTTCTTCCGCATTCGGCGAAGATTTAATTCGATAACCTTGCTTCTGTTCCCAAATTGCAATAACATTGCCTTCTGCATCTAATTCTGGCCATTTTTCTCCCACTTCTCGTTTTTTATTGCGCTCCTTTGTTGCTTCAGCATCAGAAAAACCAACAGTCTGTCGAGTTTGTGTGAAATGTGTGCCATCCAACATCTGTCGAATAGCTTTTATATTTTGTAACTTTGCCATTTATTTATTTTGTGTTAAATCACGGAGTTGAGAAACTACTGAAGATAATTTTGATCTTGGTACACCTACAAATTCCGCGAATTTTGCTATTGCTTCTGCTTTTTCTTGATCGGTTTTAAAATCCATCAATTTTTTAATCGACGATTTATTTAATCTTTTGAAAAATCGCTCAACTTTACTCTTTTTAAAATCACTAACAGAATCATCGTAATTTGGTTTTTCGGCTTCTTGCATTGTGCTTTGATTGATTCTTTGTTCCGCTAACTGTGTTTTTTTTAGAGTAGACTCGAGGTGCTTACTAATTCCTTTATAGATGTTGCTTTTATCCATTTTGTTCCTTTTTAATAATAAATATAAAATAAAATCAAATTTACTTATCTCTTGAACCGGAAAATTCCTAATAACTGATTGATAGGTTGAAAAGTGCCTGTAAACTTCATTAAATTGCCTTTGTAATTGAATACAATTCCTTCCGCCGGTACGATATTTTTAAAACCACCCAAATTTTGCAATTTAGTTAAATGTGCTGTAACTGCATCCAATACGGCTGGATCTTTGCTACCCTTGGCTTTTTTAATCAGTGATTGTATTCGCTTTTTAATCTGCACAATAGTTTCATTAGGTGCTGCTGTTAGAAAGTCATTGATATTAGATAATACTTCAAGTCCTAATTCCAACATTACAGATTCTAACGGTGCCTTTATTTTTTTATAAAGCGATTTCAGTTCATTGCGATCGAATTCACGTATCTTTTCAAATTCATCCCCAAAAACTGATCTTGTTAATCTAACTGATTTGTCTCCCCTAGACCATCGAGCTATTAGAGCATCTCTCAGTTCATCTGATATATTGAATTTCGAATCAATTACTCGACCAATCATAGAATCTGTATAATCACCAATAGTTGCATTTGTACTTAATCCTGCGCTGTTTGCTATTTTGCTAAGACGGCTTTTAAACTCAGATGACTTTTTATCAAAATCATCAGTTGCAGCCAATTTTAAAACTTTGGGTGCAATAATAGAAAATGTATCTTGCTGACTTGCATTTATTTTTTCTATTACTTTTTGAAGTTGATTTGCTATTTGTGGCATATTTTTTACTGGTTTGGCATTTTCATCAAATTCTACCATTCCAAGCAAAACTAAATACGCAGCTTGCCCGTAATCAATAACATTTCGAGTACCAGGAAATAATATTTCCATATTAAGAAAACGCTGACCGTTTTTAAATAACGTGTTTAGCGTATCTTCTGGTATATTTTTTAATGCAGTTTGTAAATCGCGCATTGCCTCCACAAATGCTGTTGTAATATTCCCACGACCTGCAAATTTACTTGCTACATCTTGAAGCGACATTGGATTTAGAATTGTTGATTTATTTCGTGCAGCACCCAATTTTCCATCTTTATACGTAACCATTAAGTTTTGTCCATCTAACTTTTCTTGTACCGGGCCTTCAATATCCAGTTCACCTTTCAATGACCGGTCTACTAAAGTAATCAAATCATTAAATGTAAATGATGGATTGTCGATTGGATGACTCATATGTCCAAAAGCGCCGCCTTCCATAATCAATCCTTGTTTCATGAATCCTTGTTGGATCTCTTCATTTTTATTGATTTCAATCGCTCTTAATTGAGCTAACGCCTTTTCTTTAGTTGAATGGGTACCTAATCGTTTTCCCCCTTTTTTAGGATATACAACCCATTTATCTCCCACTTTTTTGATAGTCTCTACTACGAACGGTTTATCATTTGTCAGAAAATTATTCTTTCTCATTATGGTTTTTGCCACAAGATCAAATTCTTTATTATTGTCGTCCCATTGCATTATGAAAGGTAGATTAATTTTGGTTGATAAACTTTTAATAATTGCATCGACATTAATATTATCATCTAATTTTTCGCCATATTTTTTAAATACATCATTAAATATATCTTTCAATTCGTCTGAAGTAATAGGCGTTTTATTTCTAGGATGATTCAGTCTTTCATAAAAATGACGAGTAAATACAATATCAATGCCCAATTCAGCAAATAATTCGTCAGCAAACCGTTCTATATTTTTCAGTTCTGATCGTGATATGTTTTCATGAATATGTTCACGAACTACTTTGTTATTTAACGATAAATCTGCATCAAGATAGTTGACTACTTTATTATTAGATCCAATGCCATTTGCAACGTGTGATTTCCAATTACTAAATGCAATTGAATTTTGTGTGTCCAAAAAATAATCAGTACCAGCATTCCCTACACCGGCAGGAAAAAATGACACGCCCGGAACTGGTCCGTCAGGCCAATCGGTATCATATATAGGCAATTCTTCTATATTATTAATAATCCAATCAATAATTTCCCAGTCAGGATGCATCTTTGCTGAATCTTTCATTGAATTTTTATATGATTTTACATCACCATACATAAACCGAGGACCATCATCCACTGAAGAATTTCCCGTTGATACAGATACCTCATTTAATTCATTAACAAGTTTTGAATTTATAATAACTTCAGGAAATTCCTGCTGTAATTTAGAAACAGCTTTGATATTTTTTATAGAATCGTCATAAAAATTAACTATTTTAATACCACGCTTTATTTGCGATTTAATCCAATCAGCTTTCTTTTTAGGGTCGCCAGATGCTAATGGCACAACATATACATCTAAACCAAATTTGTCTTTTAGATAATGTTTTACCGGATACCCCAATGCACGTGCAGTTAATATTGTTGTTCTACCTACATGAGTTTTCAAAGATCGCATTAATTTTTTAATATTATCTTTTATCGGCGATGCACTTTTTATTATTTTACCAAATTCAGCAAAATCAAATTTATCGCCCTTTTTTGGAACATATTTTGCATATTCTGCAGGTGTTAACGTTTGTGTAGAACCATTGCTATGAATTACTTTAATAGATGCATCGGTTTTTGCTAATGTATCATCAAAATCAAATACGTTAAGAATATGCCCCTTTTTTTCAGATAATGACTCGTTTGTTTGACTAAACTTCTGTGATAACATATCATGCAACCCAATATCATACCAACCAAATACTCGGTCGAATTCCTCGGGCGTTGCAGATGGAATAAACTGCCTTAGTTTTGTACCTGACATTTCGCCGAATCCAGGAATATTAATGCTTATATGAGGTGCTGTTATTATATACGCATGCTTACTAAATGGTTGTAAATTGTTTTTATTTGATTCGTAATCTTGAAAATACCCAGGTGAACCATCCTTTTTGGTGAAACTGATTTTGTTTGCATCCTTCTCACCATACATCATAACTACCGCAGTATTATCCGCATTAAATGTTTTTAATAACTCCTCCGATCGATACGGACTTTTAACTTGAACAATTTGTGATCTCGGAATACCAGATTTAGCTATTATCGATTTCTTCTCATCAAAATTTAGAGGAGATTTACTATTTACTTTATTCGACGTGGTTATAAACGTATTAGAACGGCCGAATTGATTTTGTAACCACTCCATTGTCTTTTTATGGTGTGGACCGAATGGCTGAAATCTTCCTGGGTATATTGCAATTACCTTCATATTAATAAGTATGGATTTTTTCCTCTAAATTTTACTCGGATCAATAGTATTAACAATAGCAACAACTATTGCACCGATCCTTTCTTTTTAGTCCGTTAGGTTATTCAACTACTGGTTCTTCTGGTGGCTCAATCTGTACCTTGTCGGTAATCTCAAGATAACCTTGACCTTCTACTGTTTTAATATTAAAGT